AATGAAACAGCTTGATAGTTTGATTGATAAAATGTATTGGTATGATGCGAAAGTATTTAAATTAGTAACAGAAGATAAAATGTCTATAGCAGAACTTTCTAAAAAAACGGGCATCAGTTATTACTCATTATACAACACATACAAAAACGCAAAAACATTAATTAAAAATAATATAGAATGGGATTAGGAGATTTAATAGAAAAAATAACAACCTACACAGGTATAAAATGGCTAGTAAAAAAAATATGGGGAGACAAGTGCGGATGTAAAGAACGTAAGGACAAAGCAAATAAAGTACAACTATGGTAGAAAAAGATTTAGAAAGATGGTTAGATTTTACTAACAGACCAAAACAAAATGAGTTAAATAAAACACAAATAAAGTTAGTCGCTGAGTTACACGCTAAATATTATAAGCATAAGTATAATGAGCCTTGTACTTGTAATGGTAGTATTTATAGAAGATGGATTGCTGACTTAGATAAGTTAGTATGAAGTCTTTAATAAAAAACAGAGACAGAGTTAAACAGGTTCTAGACTTTACAGGAGTTCAGAATAAAAAGATGCACCCATCTGATATAGATGCAGTATTAGAGTTTAATAATGAAGCTTTAATATTAATGGAAGTTAAATATAAGTTTAACAGAATTCCAATAGGACAGAAACTTTTATTACAAAGAATAGCGGACAGGTGGGGAAACAAGGCTATTGTTTTAAAAATAGAACACGACTTTAAGAATGACAAACTAAACATACCTTTAGATAAATGCGAAGTAACACAAATCTATTACAACAAGAAATGGACTGTTATAGAAAGAACAAATGTGATAGATTACCTTAACAAGTTAGGCAAGAAGTGGAACATTAAAAAGTGTAAATTTTAAAATAATTTAAATTAACTTTTGTTAATAAGATATTATTTGTATATTTGTAATAAATAAAACAATTATGAAAACACTTATAGACGAATTAGTAATATTAGAAGATTATGCAGTAACAGGCTCATTTGCTTGGAGGTCAGATATAGACCCAGAATGGACTCCACGAGTATGGAATGAAACGTTTGAATGTTGGACTAAAAATTATTGCGGATAAAAACAAAAATTATGGAAAATTTAAAAATGTATAACTTACAAAACCCAGCTTATTTAGAAGCAAAAGGTTTAAGCAAAGTATGGAAAGCATACGCAGAAGAATGCCCTAGAGAAGATATTATGGAGGTGGGGTTTAATACTATGAGCGGATATGTATATATTGCTTTAGAAAATGGGTGTTGTATATCAAGTGCCTTCGGTCAAGATGTAGAATATATAATTACAGACTTTGAAACAGGAGAAGAATTTTTTCTTGAATCAATGGAAGAAGCTGTAAGCAAACTAGAAACATTATGAAAGAATATTGGGTGCATAGAACAATTAGCTTATCTAAATCAAGCGGCATAGTTCATATTGAAGCTGAAGTATGTAATTGGGAAGATGGAAGTAATACTATTTATTTAGAATGGGATGCAAAAGAATTATTAAATGATATTCCTAACTTATATGAAATGGCATTTAATGCTGAACAAGAGGAATTAAAAAACAGAAACAAAAGATATAAAGAGTTTAAAAAGAAATTGTAGTGAACAAAAAGATAGATAACCTAAAGGACTTAGAAATATGGTCAGACTTAACTTTTTTGTTATCTATTGTAAAAAGGCAATTAGATAAAAAGAAAACAAATAACTTAGAAAAGATGTCAGATTCTTTAATTAGATTAACATTTTATTTTCAAGAAACAATTAACAACCAAAGATTATATAAACAAGCAATCTCAGATTATCGGCTACAAAAAAATAGAGCTATAGAGAGAGCAAGAAAAGCAGAACAAGAAAATGAAAAACTACGAAAACAAAATGAGAGCCTTAGCATTTAGCTATTTAGGTTTAATTATAATTTTATTATATGTATTTTTATTTAGATAACCCACACGAAGACAAACACGAATGTGGAGTTTGTGGAAAACAGATGCAAGAAGATAAACCATATTGCAGCTTCGATTGTTTTGAGGCTGATATGAGATAAAAAAATTATATGATAGTTTTATTTGATGCAGATAGTCTGATATTTGCTAGTTGCCATAGAAGTAAAAATGATACTGATAGGTATAAAGGAAAATATTATACAAACATAAAAGATGCATCTAATAAATATGATGAACAATTTATGAAGATTATAAATGATATTAATGAAGTATATGATGTAAATAGTGTAATAACTTTTAATGGGAGTAAGGGTAACTTTAGAAAAAAGATTACACCTGTTTATAAAGCTAACAGAAAGAAACAAGAACTACCTCCTTTGTTACACGAACTACACAAATATGTAAAAGAAACATACAACAGCATTTATGGATGTGGAGTAGAAACAGATGACTTGGTAGCGAAACATTGGTATGAAATACAAAAAGAAATAGGAAAAGAATATGTATTGATTTGCTCTATAGATAAAGACTATAAGCAGTTTAATTGTTTAATATGGAATTATCATAAAAAAATAGTTTTAGATATATCAGAACAAGAAGCGTTATATAATTTTTATGAGCAAATGATAGCAGGAGATAGTGCAGATAATGTTAACTATTTTAAAGGCAAAGGGAAGAAGTTTGCAGAGAAATATTATGAAGGATGCAGAACAAAATATCAATACACAAAGAAACTTTATAAGTTATTTAAAGAACAATATAAAAGTAAAGCAAGAGAAAAGTATATAGAATGTTATAATTTATTAAAATTAAGAACTGTATAAATGAAAGAAGGAAATAAAATAGCAAAGCATATTATAGATATATCTGGCATAGATGTATTTAAAAACACAAGGAAAAGAAAGTATGTAGAGATAAGGTCTTTACTTACGTTTATGTTAAGATATCACTGTAATATGACATTTTACGATATAAGAGATTTTTATGTATTAAATGGAAAAAGTTATAATCACGCAACAGCAATACATAGTTTGAGGGCTTTTGAGATGCATAGAAGATATAATCAAAATATAGATAAGTATTTTGACATAGCATTACTTAGAATAAGAAACAAAGCAAAATTAAGGCGTGCATTGTTAAATCACATAATAGATTATACAAAAGCTAAAGATTTAAAAAGGCTTTTAAACATAGTAGATAAATTACCTTTAAAACAAATAGATGGAAAAGAAATGCAAAAGTTGTAATAAAACATTTACTGAAGAAAGGTTTGTTATATTTAGATATGGAAAAAAAATATTAGATGACAAGTGCAGGAAATGTAGAAACGATAGAAAAGTTATGATACAGTTTCATATATATAATAAAAGAAATAAATTATGTTAAACAAAACAAAAGTAAAAACACCAGACTATTATAATGGTGATAATGAATATACAGCAAAACAAGTAGTAGAAAACTTTGAATTAAATTATCATTTAGGTACAGCGGTAACTTATATACTTAGAGCATACAAGAAACACAAAACCCCTAATGAGGATTTACAAAAAGCGATAGACCACTTAACATTTGAATTAGAAAAGCTACAAAGAAAAGACCAATGGAGAATAGACCAATATAATAGAAATAGACTACCACACGACCAAATAATATCAGGAACAGAATAATAAATAAAAATAAAAACAATGAAAATAAATTTAAATTATAAAGACAGTTGTTATTTAAGACTTGCATTAATGACAGCAATAAAAAACACAAATAATGATAATCTTAAATCTAAATGGGATAATCTTATGAATAAAACCTTACAAACTCCACAAAAATAATATCAGGTACAGAATGAAAGATAAAAAGTTTACACAAATACAAAGAATAAAAAGATTAGAAAATATAGTAAGCCAAATCTATATGAGTGTAGAAGTAATTAAGAAACAACTTGATGAAAATAAAAAAGATTAACGTTATATAAATATGAAACCTAACAAAGTAAAAGTCAGTAAGTTAAAATTAAATCCAGATAATCCAAGAGTCATAAAAGGATATAAGTTTGAGAAACTTGTCCAAAGCATACAAGAATTTCCTGAGATGCTAAAGCTGAGACCTATCGTAGTAGATGAAAACAATATTATACTTGGAGGTAATATGAGATATAAAGCATCTGTAGAAGCGGGGTTAAAAGAAGTATATGCTATACAAGCTGATAATTTAAGCGAAAAACAAAAGAGAGAGTTTATCATAAAAGATAATGTAGGGTTTGGAGAGTGGGATTGGGATATGTTAGCGAATAAATGGGATACAGATTCTCTTAAAGATTGGGGTTTGGATTTAAATATTGATAATGCGATTAATGAATTAGAAGAAGATGATGATATTGAATTACCACAATCGGTACAATTAGAGCCACCTAAAGAATACATACTTATTATGGCAGAACCTAATTCGGTTGATTGGGAGG